TTCAACTGATGGCAACGGTTTTCTATCGTCTTGTTGTGCTGACATTTTGTTACTTCTTTTTTTTGATTGATTTAAGTTTTTTTTGTTCAAGACCTGCGATCTTTTTCCTCTTCTTTGCAAATGAGAAGGCAATTTTTGCCTCTCTAGCACTATCCTTAGCCATTTCTGGCGCATGCTCCTTGTGCTCTTGCTTTTCCTTCTTCAAAGCATATTCACCTTCTCTTCGAGCTAAAGTTGAATATCTTTTTTGTCTTTTGACGACACCTTTGATGTCTGATGTTCGTTTCATTTCTTCTTTCCCTTGACAGGAATCTTTGCTCCAGATTTCCTCGCTGTACTCAATGCCGCAGCGACCGCCTGGTTCTTAGGATGGCCGCTCTTGACCATCTCAGAAATATTTGACGAAATTGTTTTTTTACTTTTTCCTTTTTGAAGCGGCATCTTCTTCTCCTTTTGTTTGTGCCCTCACACCTATGCTAAAGACATCTTTTCCTATCTCACATAGGGCCGTTATCATCGAGAATTTGTCGAGCAAATTCGACAATTCTTTCCTTGTCAACGTGATCTCGAGGTAGTTCTGCCCCTCCATCACTTCGAAAATTATGTTCATCTTCTTCTAGCTCATGCATCTCATCGATTTCATCTTGATAATTATTTTTTGTAAAAGGCTTGATTCTAATAAATGTTGATGGATACGAGCTGTAGACCTTCCGAACATAGAGCGTGCAGATCTGGGCATCGTCAACGAATACCAAATCATTCATCACATCGAGGATGAACTTCGTTAGGTTGTCGACGTCAGGCCTCTTCATATGATGAATCATCCCATTCAACATCTGGTTTCTAAGTGGTTTAGAAGTCGATTTTGGTATGGACATTCTGAATGTGATGTCGACCAATAATGGGACAGAAAATTTCTCTTCTTTGAACTGTCCCTTGATCTGCCACCTGATCTGCTCTTTTTCTTTTTTCTGGCGGTCGTAGATGATGACTTCGTTTTTATCTTGTCTCTTGAACGATCTATGCCCTGGCCTCTTCCACGCTATTGGAGGGCCATCTATCTGTATATCTATCATCTACACCTCAACATATGTTTTGCCAACACATATGTAATGGAGATTTATTTCACAACAGTTTTTTTCTTATGTCTATTGACGATAAATACATACATGCAATATAACTGATCTGGAAAAACACAGAAGAGGTAAAGAAATGGAAGAAGACATAAAACCAGGCTACACGAGGGTGACGGAGATGCTGTCTCCTTGGAATAACTTCGACGGCATTCCGGCAGAAATACTAGAGGCCAAGAGGGTCTTAGGGACTGAAGTACACGAGCTCATTAGGATGTTTAATGAATGCATACCACTCGTCGTCGTCTCAGGAAAAAAAGCCCCTTATTTTCAAAGTTTCCTTTCGTGGATGCTTGAAACCAAGGTTAGCGTAAGACAAAATGAGGTACGGCTATATGATGATCAGCTTATGATTACTGGGCAGATAGACGCTCTTGTTAAGTTTCCAGAGAAGGATGACTTGATCATTTTGGACTGGAAGACATCGGCATCTTATAACAAGAAGACAGGCTTGTCATGGGCGTTGCAGGGCGTTTTTTATCATTATCTTCTGACCCAAAACTCTACCTCGAATCTAAGCAATACGATTATGTTCGTTCAGCTCAGCTCGAAAGGGGAGATGCCAAAGATTAGAGAGTTTGAATACTCAACAGAGCTTATGAGAAAAGGGACAGCCGTCCTTGAGGCGTACAGATATTTTAACCCACCAACAAATGAGGGATAATATGGAGATTACAGTTAAGGTCGAATCGTTCAAGGGCAGGACTATATATAGGCCGGCCTGTGATCTATCGAAGATCATTGCTCAGATAAATGGGAAAAAGAACTTTACAATATCGATGCTCGAACGAGCTGAAATGCTTGGTGTCAAGATTAATGGAGCTTCGAGAGAGAAGAAGTGGTAGAAAAAGTCTACAGGGGCACCTGATATACCCCTGTAGATAGCGACAAGCTATAAACATCTAAACTTGGAGGTAAAGATGAGTACGCCACCTAATATATCCACGCCCACACTTTCTGACACCATGAATCTTGCTGCTCTTCAAAAGAAAGTCGAGCAGTTTCAGGAATACGCCGAGAAGCTAAAAATTTTAGTAGCAATTTATAAACGTCTTAAACATAAGAAAATCTAATCAAGGAAAAAGGAGAGATAGTATGACAAACACGATGATAGCAAGGGCAGCAGGGGATTATGTCCTCAATATGACGGAGCAAGAAATTACTCTGATCAAAAATACAGCTTGTAAGGGCGGGACTGATGAACAGCTAGCCCACCTGATCTATATGGCCAAATCAACCAGCCTTGATCCATTAAAGGGCCAGATTAGGTCAATCCCAAGAGGGGCACAAAGATCTGTCCAAATCGGTATTGATGGCTTTAGGCTGATAGCTGAGAGAACTGGTAGATATGCTCCAGGCAAAGAGGCTACATACGAATATGATGAAGATGGAGCTCTTACAAGGGCGACGGCTTATATCAAGAAGATGACGGCTGATGGGACTTGGCATGAGATCACCGGGTCTGTAAGCTGGGTTGAGTATGGGGCAGTTTATAGCAAGCAGTCTCCTATTTGGAAAGAAAAGCCAGAGATCATGCTTAGCAAATGTGCTGAGATGCGGGCACTGAGACGAGCATTTCCCGATCAACTCAGCGGGATGTATGGCGATGATGAGATGCCGCCTTCTGCTGAAGAGAAGAAAGCGTTTACCATCGAAACCAAGGGAGAGGAGTCGACTGGCCTCGTAAGACAAGAACTGCCCTTGAAGTTAGATAACAAGGAGCTCCAGTCTCTTGCCCACAAAGTCTCTGAAACCTTAATGGATGACCAAAATTTAGTGTGCGCGATTATGGAAGAAGAGATGGCGGAATATTTGGCCTTTTGGCAAACTAAGAAGCCTCTGAAGCCACAGATCGACGATTTATTGGTTCGCGATCGGAAAAGTCTTCTGAATGCTTTCACCATGTGGCAGGCAAAACAAGCCGCTTAACCCTTTGCCCTTTCTCTCTTTACCCCTGACCGATACGAGTTATTTTGGATCTCAGGGGATTGGACGGTCCAATAGAGAGGAGGGGCTTTTTTTATGCCCTAATTCGGGCTACATTCGATTTTCATGTTTAGATGACTAGGAACACCAGTGAGGATACGATCGCGGAAACTAGGTATGGTTCTGTGCGTCTGGAGTGCGTTTTAAAGGGTTGATAAAGAAAAGAGAAGTGGACGGATACTATCGCCCACCCCCCAAATCCCTCTTGTCAAAAAATCTAAAAAACCTTACAAGAGAGAAAACCCATAAAACTCGAGATAGGAGATGTTGCTCTAGACGGGGCGGCTCTCCTATCTCCATACTAAGGATTCGTATGCCAGGCTATTATAGACCAATCCCCGAATATATCGCAACCTCTCTTCTTCTTACAGCCGAAGAAAAGCTCTTCTACGGACTAATCGCCTCTCTTGTCAGTGAGAAGGAACGTGGTTTCTGTTGGGCATCCAACGAATTTCTCTCAGAGAGAGAGAGAGTCAATCCTCGTACGATCCAGCGATGGATTCGCAAGCTAGTCAAGCATAAATTCGTAATCGTCGAGCTTGTGCATAATCGAGAGAGGAAGATGTGGACTCCTGAAACTTGGGGCAATCGTGAGAATCTTCGTAGGGCTTATGGGTCGGATTCTATAGACGAAACTGAGAATTTTCAAAAAAAGATCGACCACGACATCAGCTGTGTCGTGGCGCCACGACATCAGCTGTGTCGTACCAGTAATGAAGTAGAGACTAAAGCTATAAAACACATAGAGGCCCGGCCAACCAAATCACCCCCCAAGGACAAGTGGCCAAAGCGCTGCAAAACCCCAGCCCTTGAAGCGGCCAGGCCATCTGGAGATATGAAAAAAAATGAGGAGAAAGCCCCCGCTCCTGAAGTGAAAGTTCTCAAGCCTTCCATGAAAGGCGCTACTCCTACCCCAGGCTCTGACAAGATGGTTGAGGAAGTTATCGATATTTTACGATCACCTCATCGACTTGGGACACAACGAGTAATTCTGGCGAAGGGCGATTGGGAATATCTCTTCGGATTTAGCCCATCGATCATCGAAAAAGCATTTGCAAGAGCTCATAAGGCTTCACAAAAAGGGGAAAAAATCTATAATCTCACAGCATGGTTGTACACGATGTGTTCTCAAATCAAACTGGAGTAAAAAATGGAATTGTCAAGTCCAGAATCTGAGCAAATGGTTTTAGCCTCTATGTTTTCAAATGAACAAGCTTTTTGTTATGGTATTGAGAATTTAGAATCAATAGATTTTACAGTTGAAGACTATCAAATCATATTTATTTCGTTTAAAACAATTTATAAATCTTCTAATTCAATGGCAATGGATAAGATTATTGTCGAATTACAAGAAAAGAAAATGCTCGATAAGATTGGTGGACTCACTGCGCTGGTGGCAATAGTTAATGTTCCTAGGTTAGTGGGATTCGATGATTTCGTTTATTATTTTAAAATTGTAAAAAATAAATCTACATATAGGAAAATTGTAGCAACTTTATTTAACTTATCAAATTCTGTAAAATCCGCAGATGGCGACAATCCTTCGGAATTCTTGGAGACCTGTAGAAAAGAACTTTTCAAAATCAATGATTCACAACATGGCGAACTTGGGATTGATCTCAAGAAAGAATCAGAAGAAAAATCAGCCCCCCTTCTGAAGCTGAAAATGCAGGACAAAAGAGAGGGAAAAATAGTTCTTTCCGCTATATCAACGGGTATAGCTGGCTTGGACAAGTTTGTGGGAGGATGGGGCAAGGGTCAGTTGATCACGATTGCCGCTCGAACAGGGATAGGAAAGACGGCTTTGGCTTTGAATTCTGCTTTGAGTCTTGCTCGGTCTGGATTTCCTATTTATTTTTTCTCTCTGGAAATGTCTTACGAAGAATTGAGGACACGGATCTGGTCTCAGATGACTCGAATATCGTCTGAGAAAATCAAATCGGCAGATTTAACTGACGAAGAGTTTGTTTGTTTACAAAATGAATTGTCTAGATTGAATAGTGGTTGCTTGATTATTAACGATAAAACCTTTATGAAGATTAATGATGTAGTTTCAAAAGCTCGAAGATGTGAAAAACAATTTGGGATTTCTGCTGTCTTTATTGACTATTTGCAATTAATTAAAAGCACTTCTGCAACAGAGCACAGGTATCTTGAGATCGCAGAGATGACCAGAAGTCTTAAAGGGCTGGCAAAGGATCTCAATATTCCAGTGATTTGTCTAGCCCAGCTTTCGAGGAAAGTGGAGGAAAGAGATAATCATCGCATCCATCTCTCAGACCTCAAAGAAAGTGGGTCTATCGAAGAAGATAGCGACGTTGTGATTGCTCTTTCGAGGAGAGATACTTACGACGAATACGATCGACCGGGGGAAGCACTCGTCGAAATCTTAAAAAACAGACACGGGCCTGTTGGAAAACTCCGCCTCAATTTCGATAAAGAAACCATGAGGTTCAATGAAATTGAAAGATAAGAAAAAGCCTTCTGGCTGGCTTGAGAGGGCTATTATCAATTTGGTCAAGGTGAAGCTTCAAGAGAAAATCTTAGCCTGGGAAAAAGCGAAGACCAAAAAAGTGTAGCACAAAATTCTGACTTAAGCATACCCTCCTTGATTTGGCAAACCCGTCTCAAGGAGATTGTATGTCTAGGGCCTTGGCTTTCCTCCTGTGTCTTTTTTTCCCACTCTTCGCTGTCGCTTTCGAGCCTCACGACCAAACCCTCCAAAGAGACTATGTGATTACATGGAATATTTCCGAACACCCAGGTGGGATATACAGCGTCTACATGTTGTCGCCCCCAGCCTTCAAATGTTTCGATTTCGCAATTTATAGGAAATTCAAAAAACGTATATCTAAGATAATATTTCTTGATTCTCAAAAATGTAATGTAATTAACAAAAAAGACTTTAAGAAA